TAAAGAATCCACAAGAGAATCTGTATGCAGATCTGTTAAAGACAATAGGAGATTTGAAAACAAATTATGGGGATTACATGATTACGGAGCCGATTGACTGTAATGAGGAACTGAAACGTGTTCCGGGAGCGGATTATGAACTTTGTACGGCGTTGCTGACAATGCTGCTGAGAGAAGATCATTTTTTCAATGGTTCTTTTGAACGGAGATTTGCTGACGGGCAGGTGCTTCCTGTTCTGGTGAGGATGAAGGATGTTTTGAGTGCAGGAGTGTGATTTTATGAAAGTCGGGGATACTGCATATATTGTGGAATCAAACAGGTATGTGAGAGAAGTGGAGATCCGCAGGTGTTCCGGCGGGATATTCCTGGTACGTTTTACAGATACGGGCGGCGGAATACAGGTGAAGGCTCACAGGCTGTTTGCAACGAGGGAAGAAGCTGAAAAGAGTATTGAGAAGGCACCAGAGACAAAGAGGGTGCGTGGGAATCCGTATGACCGATGGTATTGAACGGATGATAAAGTAAATAAATGATCAGGGGAAACCTGTTGCTGTTTGCGGAGAAATCTGTGGATGGCAGCGGGTTTATTTTTTTGTCCGGAAAGTCAAAAAATCAGGGACCAGGACTCCTTGGAACAGTAGGAGGTGGTTTTTGGCTATGGGAAAAATTGAACTGATCGATACCGGCAGACTGACGGAGAAACAGGCCAGGTTAAACATGGAAAAGTGTGCAGAGTTTCTGGCAAGAATGATCCAGAAGTACGGGGATTCTGTTCTGGGGGAGATTGAGGAGAGAAATGCACAGCTGCAGGGGAAGTGATCGAGTGTGCCGGTGGTCTTTTGGGGCTGCCGATCTTTTTGTGCCATGGGAACCGCATAGGGAAAGGCAGCTTTTGGAGTGATATTTTTGGTCGTTCTGCGAGTTGGCGGTAAGTGCTGACTCCGATATATTATATGCAAGGCAACCGTATGACGATGGGCAACCGAAATGAGGTGGAAATTTGAGAAAGAAATGTTACATATATACCCGTGTTTCTACGGCAGTGCAGGTGGATGGATACAGTCTGGAAGCACAGGCAGAAAAACTTCGGAAGTATGCCGAGTATAAAGACATGGAAGTGGCCAGGGAATATTGTGATGCGGGCAGATCCGGAATAAGCATCAAGGGCAGGCCGGCTTTTATGGAAATGCTGGATGATGTTTCCAGTGAGAAGAATGAGATCTCCTGTGTCCTGGTTTTTAAGTTATCCCGTTTTGGAAGGAATGCGGCGGATATTTTGAAGTCCCTGCAGCTGCTGATGGATTTTGATGTGGATCTGATCTGCGTGGAGGATGCCATTGACAGTTCCACGCAGGGCGGACGTCTGACACTTGCTATCCTGTCGGCTGTGGCAGAAATGGAGCATGAGAATATTACAGTCCAGTTCACGACGGCGAGGATGCAGAAGCTGATGAATGGGGGATGGCCGGGCGGCGGCGTGCCGTATGGATATGTGAGTGTGAATAAGGAACTGGTGGTGGTTCCTGAGGCGGCGGATCTGGTGAGGATGATTTATCAGAAGTATCTGGAACCGGATATGATGCTGAATACGGTTGTGGGCTGGATGAATGAGAATGGTTATAAGCGTGTGGTGAAGGGAGAGGATAAGGTTATCACTTCGGATTTTGTTTCTTCGGTGCTGGGAAATCCTATTTATTATGGGATGATCGTATATAATAGGCGGACAAATTCTGAGGAGATTAAGAAAAATCCCAAAGAGATCATTTCCGTCAGGGGAAAGCATGAGGCAATTATTTCGGAAGATGTCTGGATGCGGGTGCAGGAGAAGCGGAAGAGGCTGAGAAGGCCGCAGAAAAAGGTGGATGATCCGGAGAGAATCAGTATTCTGTCTGGTTTGGTGAAGTGTCCAGTGTGCGGAACTGGAATGATTACAAAAAAGAATAAACGAAAGAACAATAATCATGGGGCTATTATAAGATTGTTTATTCTTATGGATGCCGGAATTATCGTAAGAGTGCAGGGCGTGTCTGTAATTGTAGTTGGACGTACAATCAGAAAAAACTGGACGGAGCTGTGATGGAAATTGTTGGAAAGGTGACAGAGACGCGGGAGTTCCGTCAGACGGTTATGAATACGGTTGGTGACAGGAGTTCATTGGATGCTTGTGAAGCGGATCTGAAAAGAACCAGAAAAGAACTGCACAGTCAGGAGCATCTGAAATATAAGCTGGGGGCGGAACTGGATAATCTGGATGTTCTTGCAGAAGATTATGATGATGAATACGAGGCTGTTCAGTCAAAGATTGATGAGGTTTATGACAGAATCGAGATTTTGGAGGAAAGGATCCGGAAGCTGAAAAAGCGGACGGAGGCTTTGAAGAAAGGCGTTCGTTCTTCTGATAATATACAGAAGATTCTTGATAACTTTGATCTGCTGTTTGAGAGAATGAACTGCGAGGAACGCAGGGAGCTGTGCAGGCAGTTCATTGAAAGAATTGATGTCTTCCAGGAAGAAAGGGAAGACGGCAGGATTTTGAAAAGGATTGTGTTTCGTTTTCCGGTTTATTATGAAGATGAAGGAAAAAGGGCAGAGAATGATGAACCGGATGATGTGGTGACATTTGAAGTAGACTGTACGGAGCATCGGGTGACTGCTTCTGAGGCAAAAGCAACCTATGCGGAGATCAGGGCATATGTGAAAGGAAAGTATGGAATGAATGTTTCTTCCTTATATATTGCGCAGGTAAAACGGAAGTATGGTCTGGATGTGGGAAAGGCTTATAACAAGCCGGCTAAAAATAAGAATCATGTGCCGGTCTGTCCGGTGGAAAAGGAAGTGTTGATTCTGGATGCTTTGAAGCATTTCCGGATGCTGGATGAGGATGTGGAGTAGTGCAGTGTGAAAAGGAAATGTTATATTTATATCCGTGTTTCTACGGCAATGCAGGTGGACGGCTACAGTCTGGAGGCACAGAAAGAAAGGCTGATAAAGTTTGCGGAGTTCCAGGAAATGGAAGTGGTCAGGGAATACTGTGATGCTGGTAAGTCCGGAAAGAGCATCACGGGCAGACCAGAGTTTCAGAGGATGCTGCAGGATGTGTCCAAGGAACGTGACGGAGTGGCATTTATTCTGGTGTTTAAGCTGTCACGTTTTGGGAGAAATGCAGCAGATGTTTTAAACTCCCTGCAGTTTATCTAGGATTATGGAGTGAATCTGATCTGTGTGGAAGATGGGATTGATTCCTCTAAGGATTCCGGCAAGCTGACCATCACGGTGCTGTCGGCAGTGGCTGAGATTGAAAGGGAGAATATTCTGGTCCAGACAATGGAAGGAAGAAAGCAGAAGGCCAGAGAGGGGAAATGGAATGGCGGGCAGGCTCCTTTCGGATATGATCTGGATTCCAGGAACAGCACTCTGGTGGTGAATGAGGAAGAAGCGGAGATTGTGCGGATTATTTATGACAAGTTTGTGCATACGGATATGGGGGCAGATGCTATCTGTAATTATCTGAACCAGAGAGGTTATACGAAGAAAAAGGTACGAGGGCATGAACTGAATTATTTTGCCAGAGGGCTGATCATGAAGATTCTGGATAATCCGGTTTATACAGGGAAGATTGCTTACGGAAAGAATGTTACGGAGAAGGTGAAGGGAACGAGGGATGAATACCGGCGTGTGAAGACTGATGATTACCTGCTGGCAGATGGACTGCATGAGGCGATTGTGGATGAAGAGACGTGGGAGGCGGCGAGAGAGAAAAGGAAGAGGACGGGGGTTAAATGGAATAAGACACATAGTCTTGAACATGAGCATATCTTGTCGGGACTTTTGAAATGTCCGGTATGTGGTGCTGGAATGGCAGGGACTGTGAGGAGAAGGAAGAATAAGAAATCTGGTGAATATAAGGATGACTTCTATTATAGATGTCAGCACAGGAGAAAGATTGATGAGGAACATTTCTGTGATTTTAAGCCATCACTGAATCAGAATGAGATTAATGCAGAGGTGGAGTGGTTCATCAGGGGAATGATTGCTGATGAAAGGTTTCATGAGTATATTGGAGAAAGATTGCAGGAAAAGGTGGATGTCTCGAATCTGGAAGAGGAACGGGATCAGCTGAAGGGGCAGTTGCAACAGGTTGTCGGGGCGAAGAATAAACTGCTTGTGATGCTGGATGCTTTGGATGCAGGCGATAAGCATTATGCAAGAAAGTTCCAGGACATGCAGGACCGTCTGGATAATCTTTATGACAGGATTTCTGGTTTTGAGAATGAGATTGCCGATTTGGAGGAAAAGATTAAGGCAGCGTATGGAAGACAAATTAGTGAAAAACAACTGTACCAAATCCTGCAAAAGTTTGATATACTGTATGCAGAAATGTCAGATATTGAAAAAAAGGAATTTATGCAGTTGTTTATTGATGCAATTGAGTTATACCCGGAAAAGATGGATGATGGGCGCATCATCAGGCAGATTGATCTGGCATTTCCGGTGTATTATGAAGGTTTTGAAGGCGAAGCAATTCGGTTGCTCAACGAAAACACAGTCGAGACGGTTGTTCTTTTGTCCCAACTGAAACAAAAGCCGGATGATTACATTAATGTCACGATTGAACTTGATGATATGGATATAACATCTGCAGAGACTAAGGCTACATATGATGAGATAAAGAAGTATGTGGCTGAACATAATGCCGGCATGAAGGTTTCCAATCTGTATATCTCACAGGTAAAGAGAAAATGCGGAATTGAGGTTGGAAAGAATTATAATTTACCTAAAAATGAAGATAGCAGGCAACCGCAGTGTCCAGAAGATAAAGAGAGTGCAATTGTGGAGGCATTGAAGCATTTTAAGATGAATAGTTAATAAAGAGAGGTGCAGATGCTATGCCAGGTATACTCGTGGTTGAAGATGATGAAAATTTAAATCGTGGAATTACATTCTCACTGAAAAAATCCGGATATGAGGTTTTTTCAGCAGAATCAGTGAAAAAAGCGAAAAGAATTGCAAGTGATAATAATGTGGATGTTACCATTTGTGATGTGAATCTTCCGGATGGGAATGGACTGGAATTTGTAAGGTGGATGAGATGCAATTATAATACATACATTATTTGTCTTACAGCACTAGATCAGGAGATGGATCAGGTCATGGGATATGAAGCAGGGGCAGATGATTATATTACAAAGCCGTTTAGTCTTTCGGTACTTCTTTTGAAAATAGAAGCACATTTCCGCCGCAGACAGGAGAAAACGGAAGCCGGAAAGATGATTTCGGGAGATATCGTATTTATCGCAGGAGAAATGAAAGTCCTGATAAAGAGTCGTGAAATCAGTCTGACAAAAACGGAGTTGAAAATGCTGACTTTTTTTCTTCAGAATCCGAAACAGATTCTTTCAAAAACACAAATATTGGAAAATGTGTTTGATCTGGAAGGGGATTTTGTGGATGAAAATACAATCGCTGTCAATATCAGAAGACTCCGTGAGAAAATCGA